CTGTTGCTGATCGTCGTGGAGAAAGACGCATCGTTGCCGAGGGCCGCTGCGAGTTCGTTCAGCGTGTCCAGTGCGGCAGGAGCCGATGCAATAAGGCTCGCAACGGCAGACGACACGAACGCCGTCGTAGCTATCTGCGTGCTGTTAGTGCCCGCGGTCGCTGTCGGTGCGGTGGGCACGCCCGTCAATGCGGGAGACGCCAGCGGTGCGTAGGTGCTTGAAACTGTCGAGCTTGTGACGTAGGTGGACGATGCCGTCGCCGTGGTCAAGTAGCTTGATAGGCTAGATGTCGTGGCGTATGTCGATGCCGCCAGTGCCTTCGTGAGGTACGATCCCGGCCCGCCGATAGCGACTACCGTAGCCGCGCCGCCAGAGCCTTGACCGATGTAAAGCACTTCATCGACCTCTGACCATGCAAGCTCGGACTGCAGGAGAGAGTTTGGTGCGCCGCTCGCACCACCTGTTGCACGCCGACGAACACGAAAGGGAGATGCCATTACCAATTACCTCCGTCGAGAATCGGACTGTTGTACCACTTGTTGTTGCCGCCGTAACGCAGCACGTCGCCTTCTGCGACCCCGCTTAACTGCACGTCACTCGCCGCAGACAAGGCATTGCCGGGGGGGCCAATGACACCCTGCGGCCCCTGCGGCCCGATGCCGCCACCCGCAGACGCCTCGACGACAGACGATCCGACGCTCGCGGAGATCACGCCACTGCCGCTGACGGTCGCCGTGATCGGCTGCGAGTTCACTGTCGCGGTGATGTTACTCATGCGTGCACCTCCACGGTGCCGCTCAAGGCCGTGCGCTGCACGCTGCCGGGGGCAGTCCAGTCGAGTTGCCAGCCATAGGTGCCAGCGGGCAGAGAAGCAGTCTGCGTGTCGGTGAGGGCGATGTTGACTTGCCCTGCCGCGGCGTCGGCCAGGGTCGTCGTGAATGGGATCACATTCGCTCCGGTGACGAGGCTCGTCACCGTGGCCGAAACTGTGTAGCCGACCAGAGTTGTGCCGTTGAAGTCGACAAGCGTGGCGAAGTCATTCGCCCGCTTGAACGAAAGGTTCATTGTGCCCGGTAGCTGTGTGTATGTGCTGCTCACTGCGCCGCCTCCTCTTGGATTGCGTCAATCTCTCGCCGCCGCTCAGTCGCCTGCCGCACCACCGCGTGAGCCTCTGCGATCACGCGAGGCATCAGGGCTGCACATCGCATTACGCAATAAGTGCCGATCGCGCCGCAGAGGAGGAACTCGATGAGGATTTTCACGAGATGCCCCACTTCTGGCTAAGATAGCTCCACAGGCTTGTATGCTCACCGGCCGACAGCACGCGGTTGTAGACCAACACTTGGTGAATCGTCATCGCCGCGAACCCAGTAACGCTACCACTGGCGCGCACCGCACCCAGATGCAGCGCATTGTCTACCGTATAGCCAGTCTGCGCAGGCGATGAGTTAGTTGACGTTGTTGCGCCACCCGCGAGGTCCAGGTTTACAGCAGCATTGTTTTGTAGAACCTGCGTACCAGCCGCACTAAAAGAAGCAGCTATTGCAACGGCTTGCGAAGCCGATCGGCGGTAGGTACTGCTGCCAAGCCTGCCCGGAGTACCCGATAAATCGACGCCGACTGCTAAATACTCGCCAGAGAACAGCCCTGTCGAATGACTCAACAGCAAGCCGCGGTTAGCTGGATATGGACCACTGGCCGTACCGGTGTTTCCGAATGCCCAAAAAATGCCTGTGTTGGTATCTGCCGCAGCAGCAGCAACAGGCTTCGCTACTATGATCACCGTTGTTGCAGCCAGCAACTGAAAGTCTGCGATGGTCGCGCTCAGGAAATCGTCAGTGCCATCCAAAAACAATCCCGGAAGTCCATTCTGGTTGGCGAGCTTGAGAAGCGGGCGGCTTCCGCTGGTGGACTGAATCGCGTGGTTGCCCAGCCCGCTCTGGTCGGCCCAGTAGCCCACGGGATTATCAGTCGCCGCGGCTGCTGTAGTGCCGTTGGAATTCTGGAACAGTGACGGGCTAAAGCTTGCGTCAAGATTCATTTGCAGGCCCGACGAAACAGGCAACCACGACAGCAGTGGCGACCGGAGCCAGGTGTTTGCAGCTACGCACACGTAATGATAGCGCGAGTCGTAGGAAGCTTGACCAGCCGTACCTGCGGCATTTTCGGACGCTGGAACGCTAGACCATGCGATGCCACCAGAAACGAGTTCCCACGCCGTCCCTGTCCACGTCCACGTGCGACCGTTGGCGGTGTATGTCTGCCCCGATGTAGGTGATGCTGGTGGCGAGAGTGGCATGGGTTGTTAGCTCCGAATCATATCGTTGCACAGTCGTACGCGCGTGGGTCAAAAGGTACCGCAGAGGAGGAATTCGATGACGGTTTTCATTCCTACCGTCACTTTGTTGGCAGCGTGCTAAAGGGAGTGAAATCGCTGGTGTATCGGGCTTGTCCCTTTGTGATTCGCACGCCGTCTAGGTAGCCGTCGAAGTACCCTTGGTTGCCTAAAAAGGACCGGCCGCCAATCGCTGTGTATGGGTTTGTGTAATCTCTTGAATCCGTTTGCGTTGCACGGACAACGCCATTAACAAAAAGCCGAAATGTCGATGATTGCCTAGCTGCCGCGACGTGAAACCATCGCCCTTGCGTTATTTGATTTATCGCACCAGTTGATACCACTCCAAAACCAGACGTTTGATTGGTGTACCACCTAAGTCGTCCGTAATTTCCTGAGTTTGTGTTTTCGATATACAGTCCGCCGTCTGCATTGGAAAACAGAAACATATCTTTGGAAAATTCAGCAGTTGCTTGTGATGCCTGACTGTATGAGTTCACATACACCCATGCCTCAAGGCAGTAATCGCCAGTATTGAATGTAATTGCGTTCTCGTCGCCTTCAACTAATGTTAGGTATTGTGAAGATGCGGCACTAAACAGTGCCGAGCGCGTGCCGACCGCCGACGTGGTCGCTGAAATGCTTGCGCCGTTTATTGGGTTGATCCCGAAGGCTTTTGCAGACTGGTCGAAAAATGTGCCCTCAAAGTTCAGAGAGAGCGACACGCTAGATAGAAACGGATCATAGAATGGCGGCCACTGTTGCGCGGCGTGCCCCTCTTGAGCCTCGCGAAGAGTCCAGACTCCAGGCATCCTTGCCCCCGGTTGCACCGTCGCCCCGATAATCCCGCCGCGTGGTCTACTCATCGACGACCTCCGCCTGCGGCAGATCGCTCTCGACAACTACGCTGCGAGTCCAGCCGGTCGCCTCAAGCACTGCCGCGTCTTCGCCCCACTGTGTCGGGTCTGTGCGTGTGCTGCCGTCTGGCAGTCGCACGCGAAACGGCAGATCAGCGTGAGCCATGCCGCTACGATCACGCCAGCATTCTTGCCCGATGGTCATGACAGTTCCTTCCAGTTGCAATCGACCACCAAGTCGTTAGCCGCCGAGGCCGTAACGTAGATCGACTCGTTCTCTGTCAAGTTGATCTTGTTCTCGGTGCCGACAACGATCAGCGAGGCATCCGCCGGGACGACGACGGTTGAGCAGATCGGAAACGCCGTGCCGGTGTTTGTGGCACTGTTGAAACGGACAACCGAGATGTCGGCAGCGTTCACGCCGTCCACGTTGGCGACGGTGATGCTATCGACGAGATACACCTTGCCGCTGGACGCTGCGTTGCTGACGAGTTCCGTTGCCGATGTCGAAGTCAACGAGAGTTGTGCGTTGGCCGCGTAGACGGCTGTGGCACTTGCCAAGTTGGGATTTGCCATGAATTAACCTCCAAAAACTAAGGCTGCGACAATTGGACTGAGGCCAGACGAGCCACCGCCGCTCGTGCCAACCTCGATGTACGCTCCCTGCCAGATGTACACGCGAGCGGTATCTGTCGCCAAGTAGATCACGCTGCCCGTCGAGCCGGTGGCAGGGAACCCGGCTACCGTAGCGGCACTGACGACTGAGCCACCACCACCACCGCCGCCGCCACCGCCACCACCGAGCGTCACGCTGACAATGTTGCCTGCGGCGTTCTTGGTGAAGATGGCTGGCGATGAGGAATCCCACCGGATCGCCAGCTCGTTGGTCTCCAAGTCGCTCGTCGTCGGCACGGCGTTGGCCGTGTAGCTGCGCTTTGGCTTTATGCGTGAGGGCATCAGGTCACCGTGAGGGTTGCAGAGTTAGTTGTCACGCTCGACGCGCCCGTGGCCGACAGCACGCAGCGGTAGCGTTTGCCGTTGTCAGCAGCCGTCAGGCCGGACAGCGAGAGCGTCGGCGTCGTCGCCCCGGAGACGTTTGCAAACGTCGTGCCGCCGTCAGTGGATACCTGCCACTGGTAGGTAATTGTGTTGCCGGCAAAGAATCCCGAGACGGCAAACGATGCGACGGCAGTGGATGCACCGATTTGGATGTAGTTCCACGCGCTGCCGTTGTGCGATGCAAGGTAGCCGTTCGCAACGTAGGAGCCGCCGGTTGTGACGTATGTCGGATACGTTCGCGTGTTCTGCGTCCAGTCAATGCCGTTTGTCGACGTGAAATAAACAGTGCCGGGGTCAGTA